CGGGATTGGAAAAGATTTGCGCCCCTTTAAATTTACTGCCTTCAAAGTAAGTGGCCTTATTTGCCATCATGAGTTCACCTGAACGCAAACTCATCAGCTCTCTTCCTGCCTCTCCAAAAATACCCATGCCTGGAGCATCTTTTGTTCCGTGTTTGAATTTAGGAATAGGTTGAGCTGCCGCTAATCCTAATTGAACCGCCCCTAATGCAAGTACCCACGCAAGGAACGGCATACCTCCTGTTAATGGTGATTCTGCAACCGCCTTAGATGCGCCTATGGCTGTATTTAGCGCAATATTAAACATCGCCTGCAGTTTATCAGATTTAGCCTGTTTTAGCTTGATTGCAGCGGCCTTCTTTGCATATTCTTCTTCAATCTTTGCCTTTTGTGCCTCTGTTAGATTCTTGTTTGCCAATTTTGCGGACTTTTCTTTGTCGAGTGCGCTTAATTCTTCGTCACGCTTTGCAGACCCTAAATCAAAAACTCCATTCACCAATTCGGATGCAATTTCAAATTGTTTATCCCTTACTTTTTCGGCTAATTTAATTTTATCTTCTGCGGCCTTTTCTTCTGCTTTTTTAATCTTTTCAAGATCAGACATAGAATTGTCAACCGACGTAATGCTTGCATCAATACTTGCCTTTAAAGTATCATCGATGAATTTTTGTTTCTCTTTTTCCGATTCTTCAATCTTTTTTAAGATTTCATCCTCTGATTTAATCGTAATGTCCTGAATTTGTATTTGCGCGTCTTCGTATTCTTTTGTTCCTATTTTATAAAGACTTGCTTTTTTATTTTGAAATTTAATTTCTTGGTTTTCTAATTCAAGTTTATATTGATCGTCACTTGTTATACCGTCAATATGACGCTTTTTAATTAATTGAATCTCTTTTTTATTTTCAACTTCTGCATTTTCAATTATTTTAGCGCGCGCATCTTTTGCGGCCTGAACTCCTTCTTTTGCCAACGTTTCTCTTTCCCCTGCCAACCCCTTTTGTAGTCTGCGTGTTCTATCCTGCAAATCCTTATCTAAGTTAAACTCGTCTGATTTTGACTTTTGAAGCTTTTGAAATTCCTTTTCGTTTTTGTTTACGAACTCAGCAAATGCAGCATCTTTTTTAGTTAGGGATTCAAGTTCTTTATCGTCAACTTGTAACCATTGTTTTAATTGCGCCTCTTTTTGCGCCATCGTCATATTACTGTTTTGCATCTTAGATGCCAAATTCATTGTTTCAACATCATTTCTTTCTGTAAGAAATCCCTTTTCTATTCCATTTAATTCGATTTCCTTGTCCATTGCCTGTTGAAGCAAGTCCAATTTTACCTTTCCGGTTGCAGCTGCTGCTTTGTTTTTAAGTTCTGAAACCTCGAATGCTAATTTGGCTGTTCTGTTTGCGGACGCTGCCTCTCTGTCATCTATATTATCCATCATAGCGGCATAATCATCACCGGCTTTTATTGTGCCTTTTACCTGATCCATGATTCCACTAAATGCATCCTTCCCGTTCTTTTTCATTCCCTCCCAGTCAAGAGTAATAATAGAACCCATTAATTTAAAATACGACCACAAACGATCCATTAATATGTCTACAACGTTCCCCAATGCTTTTAATGCACCCGCAAAAGCTACAGCTCCATCGTCTGTCGAGGTGAAGGCTTTAAATAGTCCACCCAATACAAAAGCAATTCCAGCAATAACTGCAACGATAGGTATTTTCATTAATGCCATCAACGAGGATCCAAACCCCTGCACCCCCTGAACTGCCGAACCTAATGGGCCAGGTAATCTTCCTAACGCCTCCGCATAATTACCCACGTTCCTTTGATGCCTGTTTGTGGACTCTTCTGCTGCCAGTATCGATCTGGATAAATTATTTATTTCGGCCGCTGCTGCCGCTGTTCTGGTTCCTGTTCGGTCATATTCGCGTGTCAATTCAGACAGTTTTTGTCTCATGCGAACTAAGGAACCTTCTTCGGCCTGTTCTGCTCTTGCTTGTGCTGTTAATGCCTGTGTCATTTGCTGAGCTGCAACCCTGTTCCTAACTACGGCCGCTGCCCTTGCGTCGGTCAATTGAGTTAATCGCTGTTGGCTAACCGCTAATTGCCTATCGAGCGCATCCTGCTGCTGAGTAACGTTTGCCGTTTGCCTTTGCGCTTGATTTAATGTCGTTGTAGTAGCGACGTTGGTATTTATTACAGCGTTGCTATCGTTGATCGTCTTAACCAGCTTTAAATAATTGGCAGCCGTTGCGGTCAATGTTGTATTTAAGGTGGTTAATCCTTTGTTAATCTCTTCTATCTGAACTATTTCTTGTGATGATGCCATAATTATATTGTGTTAATACATGCAAATTCGCAAAATAATTCTTTTGCCTTATTATTATATGCCATAGCTGCGTCAATTTCGCTTTCGAAATATCCTAAGTGTATCTGTTTATCATCTTTTCTTATGCTTGAAATCCATTTATTATAATTTTTAGCCCAGCAAACACCCTTGTATTTAGACGATGTATTTGTATTTCTTTTTCTGCCATTCATCATATTTTGAGCATATGTACACTTTCTTAAGTTTGATTTTTGATTGTTAAGTCCATTGTGGTCTATATGGTCAATCATTTTTTCTCCCATTACATCCCAATGCATACTTGCGTATATTTGCCTTCCGTTAGATTTTCCAACGTATCTACTGGCATAAAATCTACCTTTCTTTTTATAGGCATTCCATTTAAATTGATTCAGGTATTCGAAATCACCATCGTCAACCATTGCAATTTGTCCCTGCGTTAATTTAATCTCTTTCATGTGAACCAGTTTTAAAATATCCAGAACAAGTAAAAATAGGAAGGGAGTTCTGGTTTCCCTTATCGGTCGGTAGCTACTCCGACCTATCCTATTGTAAATATAATCAAATATTTTCATCTTCTGGCTTTGATTCACTTTTTATTTTACTCTCTGCTAAATTTTTTAAGCTCACAAAATCAGTTAAATACATATCCCTATTGATCGGTTGATTCATAAAAACAAATACTGAATTTATTACATCAATTAATTTAGTTTGTTTTTCTTCATCCTGTTTAATTTCTGGATACATTTCGGCATATTTATCAGCTTTATGTTCGATATATTGCCTTAATACGTCAACATCTTCCGGCGATTTCAATTCTATTCCGGTATGTTTTAACACTTCACTTTTAACCTTTTCAAACTCTGCCTCTGATTCGTTTAAATCTTTGCCTATTAACAGCTTCCATGCCTCAATACGTGACTTTAAAACCACCTCGATGATAACAGCTTTGTAAAGTGCTTCAAGTATTTGTAATCTTCGATATGCCATTAGTTTATCGAAGTCATCTTGAATATCAGTAACCGGACTATTCCCAATTAGCTTAAATATTTCAGCTGCAAGTTTTTCAAGTCTTTTGCGAAAAGGAAATAACGGAACAAACCAGTACTTCTTGAGTGAGTTGGCTGTTTTCGTTGCGTCCAGCAAGATTATATCCTTTAGGGTTATTTGATAGATGGATTTTATCATCTCAATACATTTTTTAAGTAATCGTTTATAATCAACGCGTTATTCGATTCTTTTACTTTCGGCTGATTGGTTGGGCTTATCCCAAATATCTTGCCGTAATTCTTTGTTAAATATCCTGCCTTTTGATCTTTTGAACTCATAAAGTATTCCTTTGAATTTGGCATAAATATAAACATTGCTTTTTGAAATGCGCCGGTTAAGAATAGATTCGGCTTTGTTTTATGTGATCTTTTGGCGTATGCTTTTGTAAGATTGGTTGAACCTGTCAATTTATGAATAAGTGACTTATCATCTGCATCCGTTGAATTGAACATTTGCACCCGATTGGCTTCTACATTCTTTGGATTAGCTTCAATCTCCTTTACAACATTGGCGTCAAAGTTTGCCATCCATTGCGCTGACTTCTTTTGTATGTCGATGATTCTTGCCATAATTCAAAGATATAAAAAAAGGGATGAATTACCACCCCTCTATTTTAATTTAGTCGTTTCCGACCTTCAATTTAATCAAAGGCGGAATTACACCTAATAGCTTTGCAGCCTGTTCGGGTGATTCTTTTACGTGACCTTTCAGACTGTTTTCGTAGAATAACAGAAAGTCAGGCCAAGACCATAAAGGCCAATCTAATTTTTCGTTAATATCTACGCTTCCAATTTTCATATAGGCACATTTAACACGTTCGACAAATAAGCGACATTGCTACCTACGATTGTTTCTGCCTGAATCTCGAAGTCGCCTGTCAATTTAGCGGCTCCATTCAGGAATGTAAGAGTATAAACTCCAATATTCGCAGACGTTGCCACGATAGCAGTTGCTACACCTGCCGGATCGGTTGTGGTTGCCACTACCTTCCATTGAGTCACTAAGGGTAATCCAGAATAAGGAACACCAGAAACGCGGTGAGTAGCCTTAATAACGACCGTGCCGCCTGTTGATTCATAGCCTGTCAATACTTCAAGATTGACTCCAATAGGCACAGACTCTTCAAGTTCACGGCGTCCGAAATT